AGATTTAAACAATGGCTATGAATAGAGCACAATTTGCAAAAATGCTTGAGCCGGGATTGAACACCCTTTTCGGCTTAGAGTACGACAGTTATCCACCGGAGTACACTCCAGTCTTTGAAAGCAACACATCTCAAAAAGCATTTGAGGAAGATGTATTGTTAACAGGATTTGGTCTTGCTCCTACAAAAGATGAAGGTGCTGGTGTTAGTTATGATGCAGCTTCACAACAGTTTACTGCTAGATACCAGCATGAAACTATCGCTTTAGCATTTTCAGTCACTGAAGAAGCTGAAGAAGATGGATTATATGGTTCTATCGCTTCACGTTATACAAAGGCACTTGCTAGGTCTATGGCTTCTACTAAAGAAATCAAAGCAGCAAATGTTTTAAATAATGCGACAAGTACAACTGGTGGTGATGGTGTTTCTTTACTGAGTACTGCACACCCAACTCAAAATGGTAACCAAAGTAACACTTTGGCAACTGCAGCAGATTTATCAGAAACTTCTTTAGAAAGTATGCTGATTAATATTGCTGACATGAAAGATGATCGTGGTCTTAGGATCGCAGCACAAGGAACAATGTTGATTATTCCTACTGCTTATTCTTTTGTTGCAGAAAGATTACTTGAAAGTCAATTAAGAACTGGCACATCAGACAATGACCTTAATGCGATTAGATCAGGTGGGTATTTACCACAGGGTTATCACGTTATGAGAAGATTGACTGATAGCGATGCTTTCTTTATCAAAACTGACGTTGCTGACGGATTAAAAATGTTCCAAAGAAGTCCTATGAAAAAAGGCATGGAAGGTGATTTTGAAACCGGTAATGTACGTTACAAGGTAAGAGAAAGATATTCTTTCGGTTTTACTGATTGGAGAGGCATTTTCGGTACAGAAGGTGCAGCCTAAAAATTAAGATAGAGGAGGGGAAAACTCCTCCTCTAAACCCTGATTGCTTACGAGCAAACTAACCCAAGACAGGAGATATACATGGGTACATCAACTTTTAGTGGTTCATTACGATCACAAGACAGCCTAAAACTTGTTAGTAAAAATTCTACAACAGGTCTTATCCAAGACAGAACATTACATGGTAATGCAGCAAAAGATACTCGCAGATATTATTTAGAAGAATGGTTTACACAGCTACCTAAATTAAATGCTGTAAATATTATTGATCCTGATGCTGACGATGCAGCAGCACTTGCACTCCATGTTTTAGCAAATAAAAACTTTGAGGTATTAGGCACTAATATGACAAGTGCTTTGTCTACAAGGAATGCTACAGCAGCAGGTATAACATTAACCACAGCTGGTGCTGACCAAGACCAAGCATTACTTTTACCTCATCTAGACAGTAATCAAACTGCATGGACAGGAACAAAGTGGGGTACAGAGAACCAAACAGTTTGGGAGTGTTCAATAAATACCAATGCTATTGACAATCAAAAACTATGGGCAGGTCTAAAGTTAACAAATGACCAGCTGGTAGCAACTGATGATGACCAAGCATTTTTTAAGTTTCAAACTGATGCGACAAACTCTGAAGCATTTACTGACTTCACTAAGTGGCATTTTGTACATAGTATAGGTGGTACTGATTTTATAAGTGTTTTACCAATTACAGTAGCAGCAAACACTATTTATCATTTTAAAATTGAAATAGATTCAGCTAGAAAGTTATCTATTTTTGTTGATGGTATACAGTATAATATTACAACTACATCTGGTTCAACTGGTGGAACTGCTGTAACAAGTGGAACAACTAAATCAGGTGCTATGACTGATGATGTTGATTTAATACCTTATATCGGTATTGAAGCAGGAGCAGCAGCAGCCGAAGCAGTAGATGTACATTATCAGTGCATTAGCAGAACTATATTTGAATAAAATATAATGGGGGATTAATTTCCCCCACTTTTATAAGGAGATTTTTATGGGTTATGAAACCGATGTCAGTGCCTTAACAGTTAGTGATGAAAATGCTTCAGATGATGATAGGCTAGTTACTGCAGCTAGACCTGATACTTCTGCAACTATGGCTAACACTACATTTGCTGGAGGTGCAGCTAGAAATGTTATTGTGACTACAACTGGTACTGGAGATAATGCAAAAACAAACACCATTACTGGTACAGATGTTTTTGGTAATGCACAAACTGAAGTGATTACATCAACAGGTAGTGCAGAAGCAGTAGCTGGTACTAAATTGTTTTTAACAGTAACAGCAGTAGAAAGTTCAGCAAAGTTTGCAGCTAATATAAAAGTGGGTTCAGGCACTTTATGTGGTCAAGCTATAGGTGGTGGTGCAAGAGTCCGGCTCAAGGGTATGTCAATAGTGTCCGGTGGTACAGCTGGTACTATATCTTTCTTCAATGGCTCACCTGAAACAGGAACTGCATTATTCACAGCTAGAACTATAGGAACTGCTAACGATACTGTAGATAGAACAATACCGGAATCAGGGATATTATTTGGTAGTGGTATGAGTGTTTCATATACAGTAGACCATGCAGATATGATGACATTCTTCTTTACATAAGGATTAATTATGGCAACAAGTGGAACAGTTACTTTTAGACCCAATGTTGAAGAAGTTATAGCAGAGTCATTTGAAAGATGTGGTATAGATCCACAAACAAGGACAGGTGATCATGCTAGGTCTGCAAGAAGAAGTTTAAATCTACTTTTTTCAGAGTTTGCTAATCGTGGTATTAACTATTGGACAGTAACTCAAAACACATTGACGTTAGTTAGTGGCACAGCTAATTATACTTTGCCGGTAGGAACGATTGATATACTTGATGTAGTCGTTAGAGATAGCACATCTAATACAGATCAGATAATCAATACCATTACATTGCAAGAATATAATCAAATACCTAATAAAACAAATGCAGGTAAACCAAGTCAATATATGATTGATAGACAATACACACCTGTTATTTATTTATGGTCTGTGCCAAATGTATCTACATTGTCGTTAGTCTATTGGGCAATGAATCAACAAGAGGACATTACTGCATCAAACCAAGATACAGATATACCTTATCGTTGGAGTGATACCATATGTGCTGGATTATCGGCAAAATTAGCTATGAAATATGCACCAGACAAGTTTCAAATGTTAAATGAAATGTATGAAAGATCATTTAGCTTTGCAGCATCTAGTGATAATGATGGTGTAAGTTTACGAGTGCAACCAACAGCATTGAACATAATCTAATGGCAAAATATGCAACAGGAAAAAAATCAAAAGCTATAAGTGATATAAGTGGATTTAAAGTCAATTATACATCACTTAAAACAACCTATGACAATTTAAGAGTTGAGCCAGAAGAATTTGATCCTAAACACCCACAATTAACACCGGCAAAAAATGTTGTTGATGCGACAGCTTTATTTCAGCCAAGACCAGATAATGCCGAAGAAAATGTGAAATTACATCTGGGTTTTACTCAAGATATTTTTGCAAGTAAAATTGAAAAATCACAAAAAGGCATAGGAGTTAAGGGTAAAGGGTTTGTAGAAAATCTATCTGGTTTTAATTTTAATTTTGGTGCAGATGTTACTGGCTTGGCAGGTACTCTTGCTTTAGGCACTTTTGTTATAAACTCACAAATATCAGAAGAAGAAGCCATTGGTAGTGGTGCAGTCGGTGTAGTAAATTACAAAGTCAATACTTTAACAATTACAGTTGTATCAGGCAATCCTTCCAATCACCCATACTACAATGTAGGTTCAACTAATAAATTTGCAATAGGTGGCTCAACTGCTACTGCTGATGTTGAGATAGATTTAATAGAAGGCAATACTTATAGATTTGACCAATCAGATAGTTCAAACTCTGGACACCCATTAAGATTTTCAACAACAGCAAATGGAACTCATGGTAGTGGAAGTGAATATACGACCGGTGTTACTACTAATGGAACTGCAGGATCAAGTGGAGCATATACAGAAATAGTGGTTGCCACTGGTGCACCTACACTTTATTATTATTGTACTAATCATAGTGCGATGGGTTGGACTGCTAATACTCCTGTAGGTAGTGTTGGAGTTGCATTGAGTATAACTGAAACTGGTGTAGCAGGTACAGCTGGAATAGGAAGCTCAACATTAGTCGCTAATCCAGTAGCTACCGGTGTGGCTGGTACAGGTGCAGTAGGTACAGAAGCAATTAATATCGGTGGTTGGGGTAATGAAGCATGGGGTGATGGAACATGGGGTGATGGATAATGAATTATGCGAGTTTAGTTTCACAAATACAAAATTTTACTGAAGACGATAGTACCGAGCTATCTAATTCTATAAATGACATAATTGCACAGGCAGAGGAAATGATTTTCCAGAGATTACCTAGTTTGCCATGTTTTAGACAGGTCGCTACTGGTAATTTTGTTATCGGTACATTTGAATATACAGTCCCAAGTGCAAGAATGATAAGACAAGTGTCAGTAACAGATAGCGATAGTAATATATCTTTTCTTGACCACAGGATTGATAGTTATTTAAGAGATTATCACCCTAAAACAAGCACGACATCTACACCAGAAATGTATGCAACAAAAAATGCAACAACATCTGGTATTATTATTACATTAGCACCGACTCCAAGTGCTACATTAGCATATCAAGTTGATTTTATTGCACCTGTTACCGGTTTATCATCAAGTAATACAACGACTTGGTTAGGAGATAATGCAGAAAATGTTTTATTGAATGCAGCCCTGTTTGAAACTTCTACTTTCCTAAAAGCTGAAGAAATGGTAAAACTATATAAGGGCAAATTTGATGAAGCTATTGCATTGTTTCAACAAGAAATGGGTAGAAACTATACAGCAGAATATAACGCAGGAATATAAGGAGTTAATATGTCAATATCTCAAGCAATGTGTACATCTTTTAAATCAGAAATATTAGATGAACAACATGATTTAATAGCTGATACAATCAAAATAGCATTATTTACAAGTTCAGCTAGTTTAGGTGCAGGAACAACTGCTTATTCAACAAGCAATGAAATAAGTGGTACAGGATATACTGCAGGTGGTGAAACATTAGGAAGTAAAGCAATTACAACTCACGGAACATCTGTTTGTTTTGATTTTGCTGATCCAACTTGGACTTCGGCAACATTTACTGCAAATGGTGCTTTGATATACAATGACACCAATGGCGATAAGGCAATAGCAGTTTTGGCTTTTGGTGGTGATTTTACAGTTGCCGGTGGAACATTTCAGATAGTTCTGCCAACAGCAGGAACAAGTGGAATAATTAGAATAGATTAGGAGTTTAATAAATGGCTAGTACCTATGTAAATGACCTCAGATTAAATGAATTAGCTACTGGTGATGGCAGTGGTACTTGGGGTACGACTACCAACACAAACCTTGAACTTATAGCAGAAGCATTAGGATTTGACACCGAAGCTATAACAACTAATGCCGATACACATACAAGCACAGTAGCTGATGGTGCAACAGACCCAGTTAGGTCTATGTATGTAAAATATACTGGAACACTAGACAGTGCTTGTACTATCACTATTGCACCCAACACAATAAAAAGAGTTCATATTATTGAAAATGGTACAAGTGGATCACAAAATATAATTATTAGTCAAGGTTCAGGAGCAAATGTAACAATACCAGCAGGTGATTGTAAGCTATTGTATCTTGATGGTGCTGGAAGTGGTGCAGCAGTCGTAGATGCCTTTGCATCATTAAGTGTAGTTGATCTGAAAGTACAAGATGATTTAAGTTTTACAAGTGATAGTGCAGTAGTATCGTTTGGTGCTGATGCAGATACAACATTAACTCACACAGATGGAACCGGTCTAACTTTAAACAGTACAAACAAGCTATGTTTCAATGATGCTAGTCAATTTATTCAAGGTGCAAGTGCTACAGTCTTAGATATTGCAGCAACAGACACTATTGAACTGACTGCCACTACAACTGCTATTGTTGGTAATCAAACTGTTTCTGGAACATTAGTATCAACAGGCAAGATCACATCTGATGCAGGTATAGATATTGATAATTTTAATATTGATGGCACAACTATAGCATTATCGTCTGGTGATTTAACTGTAGATGTAGCAGGAGATATAATTTTAAATGCAGATGGTGATGATTTTAAATTTCAAAATGCCAGTGTAAATTTACTTACTATAACAAACAGTTCAAG